CATAGCAGGAGTGGACGCTCCCACATCAGATGTCCATGAAAGTGAACGCGGTTCCGGGAAAGTGAACGCGGCGCCGGCCGCGGTTCTGCTGCGATCGCGGAGGGGTGGGGGCCTTAAAAGTCGGGGGTGTGTCAACGGCTGTTTGCCCATGCCTCGAAAATATATAAAACATGTGAGGAAGGTCACACTGTGTGTATGTTGGTGGAGCCGTCAGCCAACACCCTTTAGTAAGTGTGAAGGAAACCTTGGGGGGTTTGGGGGGCAGGTTGCGAGCGTAGCGAGCAACGTTGTGAGCGAAGCGAACAACAACTGGTCACTCCCGTGACCAACCAAGCAAGAGCGTTGCTCTTGCACGAAGGCGAAGCCGAGAGTGCAAGAGAGTGGTTGGGCACGCCTTGAGGCGTGCAACGGTCCAGGGTTGAAACCCTGGACGGAGCCCTAGCGGAGTCCAGGGGTTGGGTTTACGTATAGACGTTAAGAGGTTCGCAAGAACCTCCTCGTTCCTCGTCGGTTCTTACTCACGGCCCAGGCTGAGGATTTCACCGTCAAGGCAAAGAGCACCGGCGGAGCCGGAGCTCATCTCCCTATTGCTCGTCAAGGCAAAGCGAAGCCCCTTCGGCTTCGCGTTGAGTAGCGCACCGACCGCTTCAGGGTCGGTGCTTAACTATCGCGTGCGCACGTAAGGTGCAACCGCAGTAAGGAGATAGATATGGCTGGCAACTACCCCGCGCAAACTAAGCGTAAGCGCGAAGGGTTCCGATGTGCAGCCCGCCGCGGCAAAAGCCGCTGCCGGAACTACACGAAGCATCTGCACGGAGGTGTGCAGGTGTGCTACGAGCATTGGCAGGCGTTGCGAGCATCAATCCAGGCTGGACTTGAGCGCGACGGCCTTGCCTGACAGGTCTTCTTCGGTTGAGACGGGCGTTGAGCTCGAGCGCGGCTCTCACTCCCCGCGACAAAGCTCCGTAACTGGCTCCCGAAGATCGCGCCCGAGTCCGGGCGGGCGCTATAAACGCCCCGGACCTCAACTTCCCCCAGCACTACGCTGCCGGCCGGAGCGCCGGGTCAGCTACTGGGGGGCTTAACTTCGCCGCAAGGGGTTTCGCTACGCCCCAGGGTGGTGGTAGGAGAGCCGGGACAATGGGGTCCCGGCTCGGTGCCTGATGGTGTAACTGGAAACACGCTCGGCTCTGGTCCGGGAGAGTGCAGGTTCGAAGCCTGCTCAGGCAGCGTTGCAGGAGCCCCGGCCAGGGTGACTGCATCAGGAAGTGGCCGAGCGCCAAGATCCTCGTCGCAGATCGTGACGGCGGGGTGAGGTAAGGCGACTACTCAACGGCTCAATGCCGCAACCGCCAAGGGCAATCTGCTGGAGGCGCCGATGCGGCGATCGCGCTTAGCGGCGCGTGAGTGGGTTTAGCTTAGCGGCAGGGTAGGGCACTGGAGCTATTAGTGGATGAAGCGGTCCTCCAGTCTCGGGTTCATCGCCCGGCTTCCACCACACGCGGTTAGGGGAGTTTGGTACCCCGCTGTCCTTATAAGTCAGAGACGCCGGTTCAAATCCGGCACCGCGCACGTATTCGCCCTGGTTGAGCGCTCCACGATCTTGCCAGGGCTTCGTCTTCCTCGGTGCTCACCTCGTGGGTGTCGGGGTTACACGGAGACAAAACACCCCGGCGCCACCGGCGACGGCCGGCGGGTGACAAAGGCCGTTGATCCACCTGCGCCGCAGCGCGGGGTGGGTGTTTCAGGTGGCTGGTCGGCCCATCGTAATGCCGACCACCTAAACTTCTCGCTCCCGTTCGGGGGAGTGAGCGCCCACGGAGACCTGCAATCTCGCGGTGGGCATTTTCTATTCCTACCGAACTAGGAGACACATGGACCTCGATACACCCTGCAAGATTTGGACCGGCGCACTCGAGAAGACCGGGTACGGTCGGCGCAAGGTCAAGGGCAAGATGTGGATGGCGCATCGCTTCGCATATCAGGAGCACTACGGTGATCTTGACCCCGACCTGGTCGTGGATCACCTTTGCTTTAATCGAGCGTGCGTGGAGCCGACGCACCTTCGGCAGATCACGCGGGAAGAGAACGCGGTTCGTCACAATCCTGGCTGCGGATGCGTCGCGTGCCAGCCTGAGCTGAACACTATGACCGTATGCAGGTCAGGGCATGACCTGAGCAAGCCGGGGTCTCGCCACGCGAGGACGGTCGGCGGCAGGATCGGCCGGTGCGCGGCCTGCGAACGCTCGCGCTGGCTGAAATCGTCCACGCGTGCCCGCAGGATGTCTCGCGCCGCTTGACCAGGATCGAGTGCCAACAATCTATTAGTGAGTATTTGCGGAGTACAAGTAAAGGGGCTGTATTGCTGACCGTTCAGATCGACGGACGAGACTACGTCCCCGCCGACCAGGCAACGGGCAGCTTCGGTGTGGCGATCACTACTTTCGGGAGGCCGAAGGAGCTTCGGCAGTGTGTGCAGTCGGTTCTCTCTTCGGTGCTGGCCGGCACGCCTGTCATCGTTGTCGACGATCACGGTTCCCCTGCAGCGGAAGACTTTGCCGGCGTGACGGTTGTTCGCAATGAGGCGAACCTCGGCATTGCCGGCGCCAAGAACAGATGCTTGGATGAGCTGTCTAAGACAGACGTTCAGCATTACTTCCTGCTTGACGATGATGTCGTCATTACCGACTCTTCGATCTGGTCTCGGTTCATCGAGAACCGTGAACCGCACCTGATGGCGACGTATGACACCCCCGAGGGGGAGACTGGCAAGCAGCTGACTGAGCTCTACCGGGATGACACGACGGTTCACTATCACGCGACTCGAGGTTTCTTCCTGTACGTGGAGCGCCGGGTTGTCGATAAGGTCGGCGGCATGGATACGGCGTTCGGCCAGTGGGGCTGGGAACACAAGTCGTGGTCCGACAGGATTCATTCGGCGGGATTCACTACTTCGAGGTACATGGACGTTGTTGACTCTGACAAACTGATTCGTTCTCTCGATCAAGAGGGCGCGGTGAAGTCGTCAGCTACGGACTCGGCGAAAGAGTTCGCTGAGGGTCCTGGCTGTGATTTGATGCTCGAGTCAAAGAACTCCCCTCACTACATTGAGTACCGGGATTTGGATGACGTGGTTCTCACGTCGATGCTGTGCTCGCAGCCGGATCCCCAGCGGGGGTCGACGTTGCCGGCTGATGCCGGTCAGGTGAAGGCCCTTCACGATTCGGTCAAGGGTTCGAGGCTGGTCGTTCTTACGACGGGGCTGAAGGGTGAGTCGAAAATCCCTAACGCGGAGATCGTTGAGGTCATGCAGGGACTGAACCCGTACTTCCAGCGGTGGCTCAGCTACTATCAGTGGCTCCGTGACAATCCCGGCGTTGGCCGGGTTTGGTGTGTGGACGCGACTGACGTGCAGGTGACGCGCGACCCGTTCCCGGAGATGGAGCCTGGAGTTCTCTACTTCGGGTACGAGCCGACGACGCTGCGTGACGATTGGATGCTGGCGAACCATCCGGACGAGACGGTCTCTTCGTTCATGAAGGACAACCCGAACCTGCCTCTGTTGAACATGGGTGTAGTTGGGGGCGATCGTGAGCTGGTGATGAGTTTCGCTCATCACATGGTGAAGCTCTACTTTGACGATCACACGGATTTCATTCATGGCTGGGAGACGAAGCGCCTCGGTGTGGGGGATATGGGTGCCGGCCAGTATGTGGCCCGAACCTTCTTTGCTGATCGGGTCTCTTCCGGCCCGCACGTAACCAACATTTTCAAGTCGAACGTGCCGTCGAAGACTGCATGGTTCAAACATAAGTAGGTCATCTTTGTGAACATCTCGTTCGCTGTCGTCAATCATCCCGACCGTAAAGAGTGGGGGAGGGGTCTGGCGGCAGAGCTGCTGAAGATGGGTCCGACCACGATCGCTTTTGATCAGCGACTCGAGGGTGCTGAGGCGAATCATATTCGCGCTCTCGCCGCGGCATCCCCTGGCGCCGAGTGGCACATGGTCATCGAAGACGATGCCGTGTTGTCGTCCCGGTTCGGCGAGCTCTTGCCGGAAGCTCTCGAGTCCTACCCGGATCACATTGTCTCGGCGTACACCGGACAGTTGTTCCCGCGTCACCGTCAGGATGACTTCATCCGCGCGGCGTCGATGGGGGTCGACCTGGTGGCTGACTATGTGGCTCACGGAGTGGCGAACGCTTACCCGGCGGACATTATCGAGCCGCTTACCGACTGGATTGACCCTGGAGGGATTCCGGTCGATGAGCAGATCAGTCACTTCGCGCAGCATCACGGGATCCCCGTCGTGTACTTGACCCCGTCTCTGGTGGATCACCGGGACGAGGGGTCTGTGTTGCCGGCGACGGCGTGGCAGCCGCGCAAGCCGGGGCGCACCGCGCACCGGTTCATTTTGTAGGAGGGGTCATGGCACAAGGCTGGTCCGGCTCAACGAGGCGTGAGCGCCTGCCTAATGATTGGCGCCAGAGGCGAGCCTACATCCTCGAGCGTGACGGTTTCAGATGCAGGGCGTTCCTGCCGGATGGGCGCAGATGCCCCCGCGACGCGACTGATGTCGACCACATTCTCGAGAACGACGACGACTCGTACCAGAATCTTCAAGCCCTCTGTCGAGGGCATCACAACGCGAAAACCGGCCGCCACGGCGGCAGGCGGTCGCAGGAAGCCCGGCGCCGCAGGAAGAACCTGCGCAAGCCGGAGAAGCATTGGACGCCCCAGGCGGACGTCGACGACTAACACGGGAGGGATCTCAAACCTCCTGTCCGAGTGACCCAGGAGGTTGCCATCCCAGCACCCAAGAAGCGCTCCGAGGAACGCCTCGGGCACAGGACTAAAGCCGAGCTCGAGGTTGTGTCTAAAGGCGAGATGCAACCCGTCCGCTGGCCCAGGGTCAAGAAGACCTGGTCGCAGCAGACCAAAGATCTTTACAACTCCGTAAAGGACTCCGGGACATCGTACTGGTATCAGCAGTCTGATGTTGCCCGGCTTCGTTTCCTTTGCGATGAGGTTGAGCGGTACAGGCAGGCCGGCAAGCAGTCGGCGATGATGTACACCGCCCTCATCTCAGAGATGTCGAACCTCATGTTTTCCGAAGCCGATCGCCGGAAGGCGAACATCGAGCTTCAGCATCCTGCGACGAATGAAGAAGAAGACGCGCAGGTCGCCCACATCGATAGATACCGGAACGGCCTTTCAGGCCCGGCCAGACGGGCGGAGTAAATGGCGCGTGATTTCAAGTTTGACAACTGGAATCACAAAGTCCTAGGCAACACCTGGAAGGTCAATGACGATGGCACCTGGTATCTGCCAGAGAAGACCCTCGGGTGGGGTGTTCTGGGCTGGTGTTCCAGTTACCTGCTAAACGATAAAGGCGAGCCCTGGGTCTTCACCCCGGAGCAAGCCCGGTTTGTGCTCTGGTGGTACGCGGTCGATGACCGTGGGCGCTTCCTATACCGGTCGGGGGTCCTGCAAAGGCTCAAGGGCTGGGGCAAGGATCCAATCACAGCCGCCCTCTGCCTTGCAGAGCTTGTGGGGCCGGTTAAGTTCCATTCTTTCGATCGCCACGGAGAACCTGTCGCGGTCCCGCAGCCCGTCCCTTACGTAACCATTTCGGCGGTATCCGCCGAGCAGACCCGCAACACTTCAGACGTGCTCCGCTGGATGGTGTCGGACAAGCTCAAAAAAGAGTACGACATGCAGCTCGGCGTTGAGCGCGTGACCGCGCACGGCGGTCGAGCTCAGATGGTGTTCGCGGCCTCCTCGTTCCGCGCGATCGAGGGTAAGCGCCCGACGTTCTCCGTCCTCAACGAGACGCAACACTGGGTCGCTGGCAACAAGGGCATCTCCATGTACGAGACCCTTGACGGCAACCTCACGAAGTCGCCGAACGGTCAGGCTCGGATGCTCGCCATCACGAACGCCTACATGCCGGGCGAAGATTCCGTGGGCGAGCGAATGCGACTCGCGTACCAGGACCAGGAGGAGTTTGACAGGCTCTACCCTGGGACGCGCATCGGCGCGACGATGTACTACGACTCACTCGAGGCCGATCCTGCAGCTGGGACGGACCCCGAGACGATCATGGAAGTGTCGTCACATATTCGAGGCGACTCTATCTGGCTGGATCCTGAGTCGATTGTCGGTTCGTTCATGAACCGCGCAATCCCGGTGTCCCGCAACAGGCGGATGTTCTACAACCAGGTCGTCGCCAAGGAAGACGCGCTGTTCTCCGAGGCGGAGTGGGATGCTTGCATGCTGAAGGATAAAGACCTTCTCGAGCTCAATCCTGGGACTGAGATTGTTCTGGGTTTCGACGGCGGCAAGACGGACGACTCTACGGCGCTCATAGCGAAGCGTTTGTCGGATGGCTGTGTATTCCCGGTCATGGTCTGGGAGCGCCCGCCGAAGGAGATCGACCCGGACTGGGAGATCAACCGCGAAGAGGTGGACGCCTACGTCCACTACTGTTTCCGCACGTTCAAGCCGCTGGCGTTCTACGCCGATGTTTCCCTGTGGGAGTCGTACATCGACGCCTGGAACGAGGCGTATCGCGGGCGTCTGCTTATCAAGGCGCACGCCAAGTCGCCTATCGGTTGGGACATGCGCGGAGGCGGGGCGAAGATTACCTACGCCAACGAAGCGCTCATGGATGCCGTGTTCGCTGAGCGGTTCCTTCACAACGGAAACCGGGTGCTGCGCAGGCATGCACTGAATGCGCGTCGCCGGGGGAACCGGTGGGGGACGACGTTCGGTAAAGAATCTCGAGAGTCCCCGCTGAAGGTTGACGCCTACGCGGCGACGCTTCTTGCCGAGATGGCGGCCAGAGATTTGAGGGAATCTGGCAAGGCTGTTCGCCCAACCGGGCATGTGTACGCTTACTAGACTTCAGGAGTTTTATGGCCTCGGTTTTAGAGGAAAATCTTGAGCTCCTCCGAAAGACTCTCAGTGAAGAGCAGGTAATCACAAAAGAATGTGATGACTATGTTCGGGGAGAACAGAGTAACCCCTATTCTCCTGATGAGTACACGGAGGAATACCGCGAGCTGGTTGCTCGCGCGAAGACGAACGTCATCCGGCTTCCGCCCGCTGTTGTGGCGCAGGTGTCGTCGGTTGCCGGGTTCCGCCGAGTCGAGGACTACGACGAAGAAGGCGAGCCAGTCTCGATCGCGTTCCCGCAGGAATGGAAAGATCTGAAGCGGTGCCGCCTCGGCGTCATCGAGAAGCCGATCTACCAGGCGGCCGCGACTTATGGTCAAGCCTTTGTCGAGGTGTTCAAGCAGGACGATGGTTCACCAGGATTGAACGTCCTGTCTTCGTTGAGCACGGTGGCGTTATTCGACAATCCGGTGTCCGATGAGTTTCCGGCTGTCGTGTACGAGTTCGTCAAGGAGCCGTCCGACGAGGAGCCTGGTCAGGCTTACGGTTGGGATGCTGAGGCTCGGTACGACGTGCGTACGAACAGCAAGGGTGACTGGTATGTGCATAGCGAAGAGCCGCACGATCTGGGGGTCACTCCGGTGGTCCGGTTCCCTTGCTTCTTGGATTCGGAAGGCCGGGCAACCGGCCTGGTCGAGCACCTTATCGAGCCCCAGGACCGGATCAACCAGTCCGTTCTCGACCTCCTTACCGGCCAGGCGTACACGGGGTCGCAGATCTACACGGCGTCAGGTGTCAAAGGTGAGCCGGTGTTCGACGAGGCCGGCAACGCGGTTATCGACGAGAATACCGGGGAGCAGGCTGTTCGTCCGCTCCAGTTGTCAAGCCGCCGCATCCTGACCTCGGATGACCCGAACGCGAAGTTCGGGTCCCTGGGGGCCGGTGACCTCCGGTCGCTGATGGAGTCGCTCGGTAACTCTCTGGAGACGTTCGCCATCCTGAGCCAGATGTCGCCGTACATCTTCCGCCAGGGTGGGTTCGACAACCTCTCCACGGACGCCCTGGCGGCTATTGACGCCCAGTTCTTCCGGCTGATCAACATGCTCCACGACTTGTGGGCTGAGTGTTGGACGTCGGTGCTGCGCCTGTTCGCGAAGATTCGCGGCGACGAGGCTGGCGCTAATGCTTTTGATTCCGAGGTTCGCTGGGCCGACTTCTCGATCAAGACCTTCTCCGGTGTGGCTGATGGCTTGGCGAAGGTTGTCGAATCGCTGGGAGTCCCGCAGAGGGGCGCTTGGCAGATGATCCCCGGAGTGTCGGCCTCGATGCTCCAGCAGTGGGATGAGCTCAAGGCGAAGGAAGGCGAGTTCGGGCTGGACCCGGACGACCCGTCCATCTACGAAGACGAGATCCAGCAGTCGGCGGCCGCGAGCGAGGAGGAGGACCTGAGTGGCGAGATCAGAGATTGAGTCTCTGGAGATCGCGTTCAGGTCCGCACAGGCCCGGCTGGGAATAGCGGCCGGGCTGGTTACTCGAGACGAGTGGATGGGGCTGAGTATTTCAGCCCCCGCCAAAGGGTCTTACGGTCTGATGATGCGCCTCCTGCGCCTCATCCTGGGTCTTCGCTCGATGTCGAGGCGACTCACAAAGTCGTACTACCGCTACGCCAGAGGTCTTGAGACCGGTTACACGCTGAGCCAAGACGGTGAGGACACTACCCTGAATGAACTTCGGGATGAGTTCGAAGCGGACCTCGAGCGAGTCAAGACCCTGGATTTCGACTGGCCGGACATGACCGCCGAAGAGCGGTATGCGGCCGGGGAGATGAAGTCCGTCTCACGCGGAGACACAGCCGCCTGGAAGCCGGGAGAGCTCAGCCAGTCCCTGGTGGACTGGAATGACTCGATCGTGACCCCAGACGGCAGGATCCAAGGCGAGAAGTTCGACTGGACGGAAGATCGAATCCAGAACCTTCAGGACGCTGTTAGGCGCTGGCGCGATGAGATCGGCTACAAGGGCATCAAGAACTTTGAGGCTAAGGTCCGTGCCATTAAACAGCGTTACGCCGATGATCCTGACCGTATGCTGGCCGAGATTGAGGATGCTTTCATCCTCGTCCGCGACTCGCTTTCGGGCGTGATCGATAAGGCGGCCATCGATTCCGGCCGCGAGCTCATCGATGACGTAGTGGTGAGAGACAAGCGGGTGAAACTCTACGCCCGAGGGGTTCGCGAGAACCCTTGCCACTTCTGTTCGATGCTCGCGTCCCGAGGATTCGTGTACGGGTCGGCGAAGGATGCAGTGTCTGGGTGGCACCCGAACTGCCACTGCTACGCGATCGTCCGCTGGTCGAATGAGTCGGGGCTCCCTGAGCGCAACCAGTACTACTACGACATGTGGCCCGAGGTAACTAACGGCTACTACGGCAAAGACAAAGTGAAGGCGTGGCGCCGATGGATCGCCAAGCAGCGTGTTAAGCGCGGAGGCAAACTGTGACCTCGCCTCACCCACGATTTTACAACTCCCAGGAGGGGTTTTCTTATGGCAGACACCACCGCCGATACCGGCCAGGAGCCGCAGGCGAACGAGGATACTGCAAGCATCCAGGACGCCCAGGGCGGGGCTAACGAGGCCCCTGTGGGCAATGAGTCGACCAGCGACTCAGACGGCTCTCCTAGCGGTTCTGACGAGCTCCCCGAGTGGGCTCGCAAGCAGCTCCGCAAAGCCAACAACGAGGCGGCGTCTTACCGGACGCAGCTTCGTGAGGTGGAGGAGAAGTTCAAGGATGCGAAGACTGATGCGGAACTTGAGCAGATTCTCAAGCCGCTCAACGAAAGGCTGAGCGAGTACGAGCAGAAGTCCCGTGACCTGGAGCGGAAGCTCATCATTAAGGATCACGGGCTGTCGGACGAGCTCGCTGAGTTTATCACCGGCGACTCCCCGGAAGATTGGGAGGCGCAGGCTAAGAAACTGTCGGAACTAGCCGCTAGTGGTAGTTCCGGTCAGGTTGACCGTCAGCGCGGCCTTCGAGGCCGCAGTGGTGCCGACCCGGCTCGGGAATTTGACCCGGCAGAACGTGCCCGCAGGCACTTCAACGCGCACCGAGACTAACCCCTTCTAGTAGGAGAATTTTTTTGGCTTACATCGAGCACACCACCGTTAAGCCTTCAGACATCGCCGATACCGGCGTTGAGACTCTGAAGCTTCGCGCTGTCGCATCGAACCTTGTTACCCGTTCGGGCTTTGAGAAGTTCGTCGGGCAGGAGGGCGACACCGTCAATGTTCGCGTTAAGGGCTCCCTGCCTGTGCGGAACTACGCATGGCGGAACGACCGTACTCAGCCGCTGATCACTGACACCGTGCAGGACACTGTCGTCCAGATCAAGGTTGAGCTGGACCGCAACTACTCCGCGGTGAAGCTCACTGACGAGTCGAAGGCTTTCGACTTCGACGGTTCGTGGGGTGACATTTTCGAGCGTCAGACCGATGCTCTCGTCAACTACAACGAGAACAAGATCGCCGAGCAGGTCCTCGGCGCCCCTTACGAGGTTGTTCGTTACGCCGACAACTCGGCCGCGAATCTCGAGGCTGAGGCGAAGATCAACCGCGATCCGATCTTCAACGCTTTCGTTGACGCGAAGGCCGACCTGAAGAAGCTCCGCGCGCCGGGCACCGGTTATGTGGCGCTTGTTGGAGCCGGCTTCGCTGCCGAGCTCCAGAAGAACCAGAAGCTCGTCACCGCCCAGGGCAACGGCGACTCGGCTCTCGCCGCCGCGACTATCGGCACCATCGCCGGTGTGACCGTCGTGGAAGACCCGCTGATGCCTGACGATGAGGCTCACGTCTTCCTCAAGTCCGCGTTCGTGTTCTACAACGCTGCGCCGATCGTCCCGAATTCGGTCCCCTACGGTGCCGCAGCCGCGGCCGGAGGCTTCGCCCTCCGCTGGCTGATGGACTACGACACCAGCTTCGCGAACGACCGCTCGCTGTTCGACACCTTCGTCGGATACGACTACACGAAGGATCTCATTGAGATCCAGGACGAGAATGGTCGCCCCCACGTGTCGGAAGAGACCTTCTTCACTCGAGGCGTGAAGATTGTCCTCGGCGACGGCGAAGACAAGCTCCCCGGTGATGGTTCGGAAGACACCCCCGGTGGCAACCCGGAGTCGTACCTGGCTCTGGCCTACAACAAGCAGCACATCACTGCCGGCGACCTGACCGGTCAGGAATTCCCCGGCGTTCTTGGGGTTCCCGGCGTTCTGCCTAGCGGGTCCTGATGATCGCGGAACCCCTCTCATCGGTTGAGGAGGTTGCCGCAAAATCAGGTGAGGACATTGTCGCCCAGCAGGACATCGCTCTTGCTGAGGCGATGATTGAGGCCGCTTCAGCCCAGGTGCGGCTGTTCGGCCAGGCGTGGCCCGAAAGGGCCTCGTCTCCTCATATCGCTCAGGTCATCACGACCGCCGCCGCCGCTCGCGGCTACCTGAACCCTTCAGGCTTCTCGATGGAGCGCTCCGACTCTGTCACGATCCAGCGCGCTGACATGTATGCGGCTGACGTGGAGTTGACGCCTCATGAGAAGTCGATGCTCAGGCAGGCGTCGAGCGGCACGGCGACCGTGTCGTCGGTCCCGATCACACTCGGCCGGGAGAGGTTCATCCCCCGCTCGCAAAGGAGTGGTCGCGGCCCTTTTGGTTTCGTGCGTCGTCAGCAAGAGTCCGCCGTCGTCGTTAACGACGGCAACGAGACTCCTTTCCAGTTCTTTTCCGAAGAAGACCCCCAGTGGGGGTCCCCGATGGAGGGAGGCTCCTGATGGCGAGATCACGTCTAGTGGATCGCGGGAACGAGACCATCACGATATACCCGTCTGTGCTGCAGCACGACTCTGACGGCAACCCGGTTAGGGTCGCAGGGGAAGAGTCGTATCAGCGCAGAGCGACGGTCGCCGAAGACCGCCAGGCAGACGCAGAGCTGCCTGGTCAGGTGTCCAACAAGGTTGTTCGCCTAACCATCAGGGATGCTCCGGGGCTGGACTCCTATGCGGAGATCTGGTTCCGGGGCGAGCGGTGGGACCTTGGCGGTCCCCCGCATTTCTCTAACGGCGCCTCGCGCGCGGTCAGGCATGTCGAACTGACCCTTCGGTCCAGAAACAAGATGCCGAGAGGAGCGTTCGATGGTTGACATTGACTGGTGGTACGCGAAGGACGGGCCAGGGCAGGTCGGCGAGATCGTGTCCTACTCGATTCCGGTTAGGGACAGATTGTCGTCCGAAGCCAATCGGATCGCCCGCAACGCGAAATCCATCCTTGCATCCGAACCGAAAGTTCGGACCGGAAGGTCTCAGGTCAAGGTGGAGCACCGCGACCTGGACTGGTACGTATTCCTGGACGACTCCAGGGACGGGGGCAAGGGCGGTGCCGCAGGCATCGAGATGCGGTTCGGAGTGCTGGGGAGGTCGATATGACCATCCTCTATCCGGCGTTCGGGCCGGTTCACCGCCTGGGTGTTCGGGTTATCCGCGACTGGTTTGCCGGCATCGAGCATGATGGCCGGCCGGTCACTGTCGGCACTCGAATCCCCAGCGATATGTCCGAGGCGATCCCGTTTGTCATGGTCCGCTCTGACCGAAGGTCAGGCAAAGAAACGACACGGTCCGGGGATGAGCGATTTATCAAGGCATCCCTTCTCTCTATTGAAACTTTCACCACCGGGGTGAACGCCGAAAACGATGGCTACGACCTTCAGGAGTCTTGTCGACTAGCGCTGTGGGATGCATGGCACAGGCAGGTGTCAGTTCCTGACGGCGGTTCGATTTCTCACATTGTGAGCTCGTCTGAAGCGGCTCTGGTGTCCGATTACGCGACATCAACCGGCGTCGTCCAGTATGCGTCCCTGCCGAAGAATGCGGCACGCACAGAGGCGATCTATCAGTTGTACCTGCGGCCTCCAGTCCAGGACACCATCGTCAACCCGTTCATCCCTAGCCAATACCGCTAGGAGATTTTTTTGGCTCTCAACAACGATGCAGTTGTCAAGATTTCAACTGCCCACTTCTACACTGCCGAAGTCGGGACGCCCGTTCCTTCGGGCGGCGTCGTCGACACTCCGTGGGAGGAGATGGGGCACACCCCGCTCACCGACATTCTTTCGATCGCATTCGAAGGCGGCGAGGTCACGACCCTGGGGTCGCTCCAGAACCCTGAGCTCCGCACCGCCCGCACCCCTCGCACCGCGACTGTGAACATGTCGCTCCTCCAGTGGGATACTCCGGGCAAGAAGCTGTTCCTTGGCGCCAACGCCATGACGGACTCGGAGGGCCGCATCGGCCCGGCAGCGAACCCGACGCCCACCACGACTGCTGTCTACATTCTCATCGAGGATGGCGACAACTACATGGACATCGTGTTCCCGAAAGCGGAAATCATCGGCACGGGCGACCTGTCGCTCGCTGACACCGAGTCTCTTGCCGCGCTCCCGCTGGCGATCACGCCGCTGCGCGCTGACAGTGACACGGCGCCGTTCTATGTCGGTGAGCCCGCGCCGAAGGGTTCCGGCTCCTGACCTGAACGGTCACACCTAAACCACCCCCGCTCCTGTTCATTGGGTCTTTCAGGGGCGGGGGTTCCCACCTAAAGACCCTGCATCGTTTTAGGAGAAGACCCAGATCATGAAGCTTTCAGACGCACAGGCTGCCGCCGATAAGAAGTACGCCCCGCTCGGGGTTGAGCTGGATGATCGGACAGTGGTGCTCCGCACCCCGATCCGTCTGAGCCGCGAAGAGCGCGACCAGCTCCAGAAGGCTACTACTGCGGAAGAGCAGGATGACCCGATCGACACGATCGAATCCGCTTTCCGTATCGTGATCGCCGACGAGGATGATGCCGAGGCCCTGATTTCCGCTATTGGAGGGGATCTGGGTGTTGCTCTCGAGGTGTTCAACGCCTTCACGAAGGAGACGCAGCTGGGGGAAGCCTCCAGCTCGGAGGACTGATAGACGAATACGCCGGGGAACTGTATGCCGATTTCCATTCAGAATACGGGTTGAATCTCGTTGAGATTATCGCTGACTGGGATGAACCCGGACCCTGCACGGGTCCGGGGAGGTATTACAGTCCCCGGCTTTTGTTGTCTCTGATCTCCGAGCTTTCACTCGACTCCCGGTTCGTTTCGGCTCAGCGTCCCGGCGATTATCGCGAATGGCGCATGTGGGCGTCGAGCACTTTCCAGGCTCAGATGCTGGCCGGTGTCTACAACTGGTCGCAGATTCACGCCCTCGGGGCGCTCAACTGGGGGGACTCTAAGCCTGAGTTCCAGCCCATGAAGGATCCATCGCAGGTAGAGCCGGAAGAGGCGGCACCGGAGGAGCTGTCGCTGTCTGAAATCTCCCAGAGAATATCCGCCCGTTGGCGGGGGTAGGTAGGCGTATGTGGCACTAAAACTTATCGGTGCTGTCGGCCTGAAGGTCCGGCCGGAAGCTAAGAACTTCCGTGACGAGGCTGAGCGGGATATTCGGCGCCAGATGCGTGGCGCCGATCGCGGCGGCTACAAGTATCCGATCAAACCAGACGTAGACAAACAGCATCTACGCAGGGAGCTCAACAAGTCCCGGCAGGACTTGCTCAACTCTCTTGACAACATGCAGAAGCAGGTCGACAAGAAGAAGCTTGACCTGCGGGTAAACACCGACAGGTTCCGCCAGGATGCGGAGCGAGTCAAAGACACGTATGCGGCCATGTTCAAAGACATGGAGCGCCGCAAGAAGATTTTCGGCGACAGCGATGCGTTTCGGATTGACACCGAGGAGTTCGAGGACGACCTTCGGGAGTTGAAGCACAGGTTCAACCGGATCGTCGAGGAGATGGACGACTCCGAGGTTGACGTTAAGCCGGTGCTTGACGAGACCTCGCTTCGATCCACCTGGGCTCGCCTCAAGTGGCTCACCAGGGACCGTTTCGTGGCAATCCATGTCCGCGTGAAGCAGTCGTCACTGAGGATGGCGCAGAACGCTCTGAAGGCGATCTATGGAATGTCCGGTGCCCGGAAGGGCGTCGACTTCATTAAAGACTTCGGCCGGTACCTGCGGGATCTCGACAAGCATATTCCCGCGCTGGCGATGATCAGCACGCTGGCAACATCAGCCGTGGGCGGCGTCACCGCCCTGGTGGGGTCTGTTGCTCACCTGGCGAACGAGTTCGTTCGCCTGTCTGGTGTGGCGTTGGCGCTTCCGGGGATCCTTGGCGGTTTCGCTGTCGGTATTGGCGCGATGATTGCCGTGCTGAGGGATTTCAATAAAGAGCTCCCGCAAGTCCGCAGGGACCTCGGCAAGTTGCAGGATGATATGTCCAGCAACTTCTGGAAGCAGGCGAAGATCCCGCTGATGGAGGCGTGGAACAAAGCGTTCCCGCACTTCTCGAAAGGCATCAAGGAGACTTCGACGGCCCTGGGCAACTGGACGGCCGCCTTCGCTGACGCTTTCACGGTCCATTTCGACATGTCGGCATTCGACAAGATGTTCGGCAACCTGAATAAGTCGATCGACATTGCGTCCGAAGGTGTCGGTGACATGGTGCGAGCCATGTCGATCCTCGGCCAGACCGGGTCCGAGTATTTGCCGCGATTGGCAATGTGGGGCAACGATGTCGCGAAGAGTTTCGCCGACTGGCTGGATGAAGCGCAGCGAACCGGTGAACTGAACCGGATGATCGATACCGGTATTCAGAAGCTGAAGGAGTTCGGCAAGCTGATCCGTGAGTCGGGTGAGGCAGTTTACATCCTTGGTTCCGCCGCGGAACGTGCCGGGTTCTCTGGGTTCGGTGAGATGGCGAACGGTATGGAGCGCTTCAACGAAGCGCTCAAGACGGCTAAGGGCCAGCGGGTTCTGGACGACCTGTTCCAGGGTGCTGCGAAGTTGGCCGACGGGTTCAAGCGAGCCCTGGGGGCCGTGAAGGACTTCGTGTGGAACAGTTCGGCGCTACTGAAGGATCTGATGGGGATTGTCGGCGACCTGGTTGGCGACACGTTCGAGAAAATGTTCAGAGCATTCGAACGCCCCAAATTCCAGAACGGCCTGCGCGACTTCTTCCAGGGGTTCAGCGACGGTGTTAACGAGATCACCGACAGGGCGCCAGAGATCTCCGATCTCATCGGATCGGTCGGGACCCTGGCAGGCGAGGTTGCCGAAAACATGGGCAAGGTCGTCGGGAAGATCCTCGAGGTCTTCGGCCCGGAGATATCGGATGCTCTGGCAGACATCGCTCCCGACATGGAGTCAGTCGGTGATTCCATCTCGTCGATGATGGACCACCTGGACAACGCCGGGTTCGACGACTTTGTCGGCGACGTTATTCGCCTTGCGGGTGCTGGTGTTGACGTGCTGGCCAGGGACCTCGATGGAGTCGCTATGGCTATGGAGGCCATCTCCAAGTTCAAGGAAGGCGACTTCGAGGGCCTGGACAAGCTTAACAAGGAAGCGGCAGAGAAGGCTGGCAAGCGCGTTAAGGAAGACCGAATCACCGGCCTCGAGGATGTCCCCATCATTGGAGGCTTCTTCAGCTGGCTAAACGACATCGGCGGTTGGATAGCCGATGCGATCACCAGCGCTACCAGCGCTGTCGGATCGGCTATGGATTCGTTCTGGGGATGGCTGCAAGGCGTCTTCAGTTTCGATGGCATGTTCGCGTTCGATGACTGGTGGCCGAGCATCGTCGATTGGTGGAACGAGCAGATCGACGAGATCGTCGATATGTTCACTACAGCCAAGGATTGGGTCGTTGATGCCTGGAACGGATTCTGGGACTGGCTGACCGGCCTCTTCTCCGGTGGCGGAGACGCCGACACGACAGCCCCCGGCAGCGGGGGCAACGATATGTCCACGTCAATCATTGACGGCCTCGGTCTCGATGGTATCGGCGACAAGCTCGGCGAGAAGTTCGAAGAGGTTAAGGGCTGGGTCCTCGAGAAGTGGGAGGGCTTCAAGTCTTGGCTCGGCGGCCTGTTCGGAGGCGGCGAGGGCGGTGGCAGCGCGTTCCAGGTGGCGATCGATTTCATCATGAATGCGATCGACTTCGCGTCCGACATCATCGGCAACGTGGTCGCCACGGCTAAGGAATGGGCCGGCAGGGCCTGGAACGGCATTCTGAATGCCATTGACACGGCTTCGACCGTCATCAGCTCGGTCGTCAACCACGCGAAGACGTGGATCGCGCACAAGTGGCAAGGCGTCCTGACCGCCCTGGATAATGCTCGAACGACGATCACGAACGTCAAGAACAAGGCGCTGAACTACGCGAAGGGCAAGTACCAGGCTGTCCTGCGGGCCCTCGATAACGCTAAAGGCACTATCGCAAGCGTGAAGAACAAGGCCCTCAATTACGCCAGGGGTAAATACCGGGCGGTGTTGCGGGCTCTGGACAACGCTAAAGGCACTATCAGCTCCGTCAAGAATAAAGCCCTCAACTACGCCCGAGGCAAGTACCAGGGTGTGCTCAAGGCTCTTGACCGGGCGTCGTCAGTCGTCAGTTCAGTCCAGCGCAAGATCAACAGCCTCAAGGGCAAGACCGTGAACATCGTGACGAACATGATTACGAAGGTCAAGAAGATCTTCTCGGCTGACGGCAACTACCTGCCGGGTGTGGAGAACTTTGCTAACGGCGGCATTCGCCGCGAGAACCACGTCGCGCAGATCGCACCTGCTGGCGCCATGCGAGTGTGGGCTGAACCGGAGACCGGGGGAGAGGCGTACATTCCGTTCGCCAAGTCGAAGCGTGCCCGTTCGGAGCAGATTCTTGCGACGGTTGCGGACAAGTTCGGCATGCGCCTCGAGCGGTACGCGAACGGGTCCGACCCTGGGTCGGGTCAGGTTGTCGCATCGCCTGGTGGGGACACCTACAACATCAACGTCGAATCCGTTCCCACGGATGTCGCTGAGGAGACCACCTCGGCGATTATGTTCAACCTGAAGCACATGAAGAGAGGTGGCGGTCTTGCCTTCGCTTGAGAAGCTGGAAATCGATGACCTCGTCTTCGAGGACTTCACGGACCTGTGGGTTCGGGAATGGGATAAAGGTGCCGAGTCGGTGGAGACTTCGGACCTGGACAATCCGATCTACGACGACACCTACGCAGGTGTCGACTTCTACCGTGGGCCGACATGGACATTCGAGTTCATCATCCAGGCTGACACGGAGATCGGCGTCCTGGACGCGCTGGACCGTGTGAAAGCGGTGTGGCGCAACCCGAGGTACAAGCAAGCGGGAGTAACGACCGAGCTTGCTTTCACGGTGGCTGGCCGTCGACGCATTGTCCACGGCCGGCCCCGCCGGTTCGCCGAGAATGATCAGTACACAACTCAGCAGGGGTTTATCAGTGTGCTGGCAGAGTTTCAGCTCATGGACCCGCTGCAGTACAACGGCGCACCCAATGATGGTTGGGACCTGACGAGACTGGACTCAGTCCCGCCGGACACTCGCGGCCTGGTCGAGTATCTGACCGAAGACACTCTGGTCACGGATCTCGGATCCGGCGTCCGCGACGGTCAGATTGGCGTGGTCGCAGGCACGGCCCCGACTCCGTTCAGGGCGACGATCTACGGGCCGATCAGCCGGCCCGGCATAACGATCAACGGGAAGAGATACCAGTTCGACACGACACTGACTGCTAGTCAGAGGTTGACGATCGACTCCCGGACCGGCGAGGTCTTGCGGAACCTGTCGACGAACATGGCGCACACGATGACGGAGCCTACGCAGCTGAAAGGTGTCCGTCTTGACCCTGGCCGAGCTTACGAGATCTCGTTCTTCGGTACGGACCCAACACTGACGGCTTACGTCTATTTCGCTGTCCGGGCGGCGTATCACTAATCACTAGCGGTAGTTGAAAGGGGTCCTTCGATCTTCGTGTCGAGGGGCCCCTTTCCTGCGCTCCCAAAACTTTCAAGGAGAACATTTATGGCGCTTGATCCAGTGCCGTGGTTTGTTGGCGCCGGTGCTAGGCACTCGGCTGCTGCGGCCCGAAACCTTGCGTGGAACGCCACGGGCGGCAATACAGGTGTTGCCACACCGACGTCAATGCAGGTGAGGCAGACATCCACCCCCGGCGGCAATGTGCAGATCATGCCGGGTGGTTGCGTTATTGAGTCCACTTATCAGGGAGCCCTGCAGCAGTCCTACACGATGCGCAACGCCTCAGCGGTCAACGTAGAGATCCCTCCGAACACCACGGGCTCCACCCAAACCCACTACGTCACGGTTGAGGTGAACGACCCGGCCTACGCGGGCGATGACCCGCCATCAGTGGCGGACGGGCCGTACAACCGTTTCCAGGTCCGAATGTCCCGTCAGTCAATCCACCCTGAGCACCTTCTGGCGGTAGTCAGGGTCCCGCCGAACACCTCGGTGATTACGGACGCGATGATCGAGGATATGCGAGAGCTCGCGAATCCTCGCGAGAAGACGATCGTCGCACCTCGCCCCCTCATTACTAGCGACAACGGGTTGACTCTGTCGTCGACCTCGGAATACCCGGATGGTGAGTGGTTCCCCAATTCGGGCGGCAACGACAACACGGGCCGGTACACCATCGACGTACCGCCGTGGGCCACCCACATGCAGATCCGCTGCGAGTGGCTGGGCGTCGTCATGGAAGACAACCCTGGCTATGGCTGGTACTGGGTTTCGTTCGGGCCGAATGGTGGGTCCAATGATCCGACCTGGTACACGCAGGGGTTCGGGTGGAATAGCACCAACGGGACGTACCTGACCAACTGGATCCTGGAGCAGGAGGTTCGGGTCCGGCCCGAATGGCAGGGCACCAGGCAGAACTTCTACCCTCGGGCCAACTTCATTGAGAAGAAGTCGGGCGGTCGAGTGTACCTGAATTCTCGAGGCGGAATGGTCTTTCAGGTTCGGTTCAAGGAGCTCCCCTACATGGAAGAGCTTGCATGATGGACATGCAGTACATGGCGTACTGGCTGAACGGCGACGGGACCCAAGACCTCCTCGAGCCCGACCTGCCACTCCGGGGAGTGAAGGTTACTCGGGAAATGAACGGGCTGGGGAGGCTCACCGCCTCCCTGCCGCCCGAGTGGGGTCGTAAAACGACCTCTACCGGGGTTCCGGTGATCCGAGAATGGGCGACAGCGATCTACGTCGAGATCGCCGGGGACTGTTTTGACGGGTTCATCGTCTCTGAGGTCGACGACGACAACGACAAGCTGTCGATCGACGCTGTCGGGTGGGTGGGTTATGCCGATAACCAGCCTTGGCCTGACCGAACCTCTTCGGCTCAGTTCAACAAGGGCAACGTCCTGGCGTCCGAAGTTATTACGACTATCTGGTCGAAGGTCCAGAAGCCGTTCAGGGCGGATCTCGGTATGAGGGTGGACGTCGGCGGGTCGTGGCCTCGGATCGGGAATCCGATCGAAGATGAGCTCCCGGTACCGAAGCCTCCGGGGAAGATCGGTGTGGCGAAGCCGGGTCCGCAGCCGAAAGCGCCGTCGTATTCGTCGAACAGGAAAAAGTATGCGGCGGACCGCAAAGCGTATAACGCGAAGATGAAGAAGTGGAGAGCGAAGAAGAAGGCTTACGACAAGGCGAAACAGGCTTACGAAGAGCGTAAGCGCAAGTACGAGGCTGACAAGAAAGAGCGTGCTCGCATGTTCGAGGACGCGAAAATCAAGATGAACTACTGGTCGACGCACGACCTGCTATCGGAGTTTCAGCAGCTCTCCAGCGAGGTTGGGTTCTCGTATCGGGTTGACCATAA